GTATGTCGGTGCAAAGACCGCCGTAGTCTACGACGGTAGCGGCACGGGTGCTTAATCATGACAAACTACTACCATTCCGGAGTCGCCCTCGCCAAGAAGAAGGGCAAGGATATTCACATTGTGGAAACGCCCACAGGCATCGGGGATATGTTGCCGGTGGCTGCGGCCGGTACCGCCTACCCGCGTCAGCTCCGATACCGCTTTGCGGACGTTATCAATGTGAAAGATTACGGTGCAGTTGGGGATGGCGTGCACGATGATACGGCGGCTATTCAGAAGGCTCTGTCTGTCGGTGCGAGGACTGTATTTTTCCCTCACGGTGAATACTTGGTCTCAAGTGCCGTGGCGATATATGAAAATACAGACATGTTGGGCCATGGTGCGACTATCCTTTGCAACGTGGATACAGACGTCTTCACGGTAGATGGCAGGGGTCTGTCCGGCGGAGTCGGATTGGCCGCTAATGTGACATCCGGCGCGACGTTGTTCAGCACGAAAGAGGCCCACGGTCTGTCTGCCGGAGACATCGCTTTAATTTGGGGCCAGAGGAATTGTCTTTCGCCGGTCGATGCGGGAGCGTGGTGCCTTGGCCCACATGAAGGGCTGAAAAGCTATTTTGCAGAACCGCTGATAGTTAAGTCGGCAGAAGAGACGTCATTTACTTCAACCCGTGGGATTATTTTCCCAGACTATCTCGTGGATAACAGCGCAGAAACAACCTCGGACAGAGCGTCTACGACAATCCACAAAATCTCGTTCTGCGAAGGGGTATCTGTTCGCGGGATAACGTTTAAGCATTACGGCTCGGGTTCTTGCGTGCGAGCAAGATGGGCGAAAGACCTGCGCATCGACGGTGTTTCTGTTTATCGCGGAATTAAGCAAGGTCTGTCTATAAAAATTGAATTCTGCTATGGGACAAGACTTGCGGACATCACGATGTTCGGCGACCCAACCCTGTCGATTAACGCGGATACGCCGGACTTTTACAAGTGGGGCCCCATCGATGTTACGTCCAGTTGGAACACTACCGCAGTAGGGTGGCACCTGTACAACACCGTCACGGGCATGGACATGACGTTCGCTGATGGGCGTTGGCCGTCGATGTTCCTCACGTTCTCGGACTCGTATGTAGAAGGGGCGTTAGCTGTTCCGTCTACGACGCATCCGGGAAGCTACGGGTATACCTTCCGTGGAAATACGTTCGTTGGATGTGCAGGCGGGCTTGTACTGAGATCGCGGGCGGGGGTGATTTCAGGGAACCACGTGGCCGGTCCCGGTGCAGATGTTGACGGCAGCTATGGCATCTATATGTTTGGTGCCGCCGTCAATTCTTTGGTTATCGGCAATATCGTGACAGGATGCTGTTATGGGGTTATCGACCACCCGTACAGTTCAGCAGAATATGTCCTCCCGGAAAGAAATGTTCGATATATCGGGAACGACATTGATGCCAAAACTGCGTTTTACGCGCCATCCGCTCCGGATGGTAGCATCAGGACGTCCAATGTTGAAGTCTCCGGCAATCGACTGAAATACACCTATGTGGGTGTAAATCTTGGAAGGTGGAGACATGGCTTCTATGTCCACGATAACGACGTAATCGGCCCCGGTTCTGACGCTGAGGCAGGGCAGTGTTTCTATTGTGGGAAGGATTCCACTAGACACGTTTTCCTTAATAATCGAGTCTCTTCTCTCGGGAAAAGGTCTGATGGAAATCCTCAGTCGATTTACGGAATTCAAGGCGTTACTGATGCATCACAATATCCGACGCAAGTAGGTGCAAATGCCGGCGTGGTTTTCGGCTATGACTGGCTGATGGACGGTGTTGGCAGATACCTCAACAACGGTTCTTATCACAAAGCGTCAGAGCTGTACGGGGCGGTGCGTGTTGGGAACAGGTCGTTGATTAGCACGGAGATGAAATGGCCTGCCAATGCCCTGCTGTCTGTTTCTGATGCGAGCGCGCTCATCGGATTACAGTGCTTATCTGATAGTGGTTCTGCAGGAATCATCGGATATAACCCTGCCGGGGAGGTTTTCGGGAGAATGCTTCTGTACGTGTCGGATAGCTCGCTTCGCCTTGAGGTTGGCTCGCAGTCGTACAGGGCGATTGAGTCTTCGTTCTATCCTTATCAGTCAGGCAGTTCTTCTCTGGGTAGAAGCGCTTCGTTATGGTCGGAAATCTTTTCGGCAACAGGCACGATCAACACTTCCGACGCCCGCGAGAAAACATCTATCGCAGAGCCCGACGAAGCCCTGATGCGAGCATGGGGGAAGGTCGGTTTCCGTATCTTCCAGTTCAAGGACGCGATAGAGAAGAAGGGTGCTGACGCTCGCTTGCATGTCGGCGTGATCGCCCAGCAAGTCATCGAGGCTTTCAAGTCCGAAGGCTTGGACGCAACTCGCTACGGTCTTCTCTGCTACGACAAGTGGGAGGATGAGTACGAGGACGTCACCGTGGTGGATCAGCCGGAGGTGACGGACGAGGACGGGAACATTACGACGCCCGAAGTATCGCACGTAGAAAAGCGCCTGGTGACTGCGGCCGGAGATCGGTACGGCATCCGCTACGAGGAAGCCTTGGCCCTTGAGTGCGCCTACCAACGCTGGCGCCTGGCGCAGATTGAGGCGCGTCTTTGAACACTAATGCCATAATTCGGACAATGGAGAAAGATCATGGAAACAAAGATCGCAGTGCTAGCAGGGGTTCGCGAGTATTCCGAAGGGGAAGCTGTGGAACTTTGGTTCAATGACAAAGGTCGTATCGTTGTTCGGGCGTACAACGAAGGCGGTTGTTGCGCTACTGATGTAGACTTGTTCGATCTGCTTTCTTCCGTAGGGGTTCCGAAAATACCCAACGACAAATTGAAGGCGCTGCGCTATCAGTTAAACAACGGAGCGGAGGATACTCATGGATATCAAGGAACTCACCCTCAAAAACGCCAACGCTTTGCGGTCTGCGATCGGAGCAAAGCTAACCTGCCCAATGTGCAAGCACAACGACTTTGTAGTGGTGGGAGGGTATGTTCGTGACGACATACAGACGCAACTTGATAGCTACGTATTTGGTAGCAACAGCGCCTTAAATATGGCCGTTGTTGTGTGCCAGCACTGCGGCTTTGTCAGCCACCACCTCATAGACGTGCTGAGAAAGGTTGAGACGAAAGGAGACGCTGATGGCTCCAAGTAAGCAATTCGTCAATGTCCCTACTCGTCAACCCCGCCTATACGCTAACGTTAGTGAAGACAGAATGGAATTACTGCTAGATAGATTGCGCGCTAGTATACAAAAAAGCGTTGATTGGGTTGGCGTTTTTAGCGCTATATTCGCTGTAATAGCGAGTTATATCAGCCTTTATGACTCGTGGAAAGCGTCTACGATACAGATCGTTTTGCTTATTACCACAACGGTTTTTGGCTCCATCGTTGCCTACAGAGTAGCGGCTACTTGTTGGGCTTTAAAAAAGTACCACCCAATGACGAACGAAGAATTTCTGACCGCGCTTGCTGAAGTGCAAGAGGACGAGTCCGAACAGCAAAGCGAGAAAGTCAAAGACGCTTCAGTACAAATTTAGTACTTAGTACTGATTGAGGCGCGGCTGTCGTAAAAGAGAACCCCGGGAAACCGGGGTTTTTCGTGCGCGTACTTCCTGACTCTGCGCCGATCATGCTGGCATAGGAGGCGCTATGGAAATACGTAGAACGACTTGGGCGGAAACGTTCGCACGCCCGGAATTTCAGCAGATTATCAAGGACTACGCAGACGAAAGCGGAAGTCCTTTCATGCGTGGCGCACCGAATCCCGATGAGTACATTGCAGCCGAAAAGGCAGGGGCTTTTATCCCGGTTGGTGTTTTTGACGGCGGACGCATTGTCGGCGGGGTCAATATCATGATCCATCGCATCCCGCACTATCAGGAAGTGCTCGCGTCCGTGGAATCCATCTTTCTTGCCAAAGAGCACCGACAGGGCACGGCGGGACTGCGGCTTCTGCGTGAGGCCGAGAAGGTGGCCCGTGAGGCCGGCGCCCAGGTGCTGATGGTAGGGGCGCGCTGCGGTTCTCGGTTTGAGGAACTGTGCCGGCGCCTCTATACGCCCGTCAACACGGTTTTCCAGGTGCGGTTATGACGGCGGCACTGCAATCTCGCGGCGAACTGCCTCCGACAACGGCGGCAGGGATTGCCGAAGTGAAAGCCCTTGAGGCGTTCAACGAAACGATGCCGCCGGCGGACGTGCCGACGGATCACTTTATCCATGCCGGCTGCTATGTGAGGACGTGTCGAATCGCGGCCGGGGTGCTGCTTACCTCAGCCCTTATCAAGGTGCCGACGGTGGTCATCATCAGCGGTGATGTGGTGATTCGCGCGGATAGCGAGTCTCATCGGGTGTCGGGCTACACGGTGCTACGGGGCATGGCAGGGCGCAAGGTGGCCTATCACGCGCTTCAAGACACGGTTATCACCATGATTTATGCGACTCAGAAAGCGGTCCCGGAAGACTGTGAACCTGAGTTTACGGACGAATACGAACATCTTCTCACTCGGAGGAAATAACAATGTCAGGTGCAACAACGGCGGCAATGGTTGGTATGGCGGCAGTGGCTGCGGCGGGTACGGCCGCTTCGATGTACTCAGCCAATAAGCAGGCGAAAGCACAAGATCGCGCAACGCGTCAAGCGGAAGAGAACGCTAAAAAGCAGGCGGAACAGTCCGCGCAGGCTACGCGGCGCCAGCAACAGAATCGGGCGGACGTGTCCGGCATTCTCTCGATGAATCAGGACGGCGGTTTGTCCGGCGGGTCTACGCTTCTGTCCGGGGCCGGCGGCGTCAATAAGAATCAGATGAGCTTAGGCGGTGGTTCTACGTTGGGGTAAGCCATGAGCGACGGTAAGGACTTACGTGAAACAATCCTGCGGCGCTGGGTGGTGCTCTGCAATGAGCGTGAGCCCTACGAATCTCAGTGGCTTGAGATTTCACGCCACATAACGCCGGCAAGTGGGCGTTTCCTGGGGACGGATGTTAAGAATCAGTCCCGTAGTCGGTGGAACAAAATCTACGACAATGCGGCGACGTACGCGGCGACGATTCTGTCGTCCGGGCTACAGTCGGGGATGAACGATCCTTCGACGCAGTGGTTCGCGCTCACGACGGGAACGCCTGATTTGGACGAAAGCCACGAGGTCAAAGTTTATCTCGACCGTGTGCAGCGCATTTTGGAAATGGCGTTTGAAAGCACAAACGTCTATCAGGCGTTGCACCACGGTTGGCGTGAGGTCGGCGTCTACGGGACGTGCGCGATGATTATCGTGGAGGACGCGAAGGCTGGCTTCCACTGCTATCCGTTGGTCTGCGGTGAGTACTGCATTGGCGTAGATTCCTGTAATCGTCCCAATACGGTTTACCGTCGTTTCTCTATGACGGCGGCGCAGATGATTGAGCAGTATGGCAGTGCCAAGTGTTCTAAGGCCGTGCGGGACGCGTACGATCAGGGCCGCCCAGATAAGTCCTTCAAGTGCATTCATGCCATTGAGCCGCGCTTTGATCGTGACCGCACTAAGAAAGACAATCTCAATATGCCGTGGCGGATGGTGGTGTTGCAGATTGACTGCGACGAAGGCGAAGACGGAATTCTCCAGGAGTCAGGCTACAACGAATTTCCGGCGGTGGTGGGACGCTGGGGGGCGAACGCTTCGGATGTTTATTCCGAAGAAGCCCCCGGCATCATTGCTATCGGCGATACGAAACAGCTACATCACGAGTGCCTGCAGAAGGGGAACGCCATTGATTACGCGGTGAACCCACCGTTGATCTTCCCGGTATCCGCGAAGGAATCGGAACTTGATTTCCTGCCTGGCGGCCGAAACTTCATTGATATGCCGTCTCAGGCGAATCAGGTGCAGAGTGCTTGGGCGGTTAGACCTGATCTCACGGCCCTGGCGGCGGATATGCAGGATATTCGTCAGCGTATCAATCAGGCGTTCTGTGTCGATATGTTCCTCATGGTGTCGTCCGCGAACAAGCATCAGATGACGGCTGAAGAAGTCGCGCGACGCAATGAGGAAAAGTTGATGATCTTGGGGCCGGTGCTGTCCCGCCTCAACAACGAAGTGCTGAAGTCCCTCATTGAACGTGCCTTCAACATCCTCGCCCGTGCCGGACAATTGCCGCCGGCACCTCCGGAACTGCAGGGGCAACAGTTGAAAATCCGCTATATGTCGATGTTGAGCCGGGCGCAACGCTCGCTGCGGGCCAATAGCCTCGATCAGTACCTGATGCGTATCGGCAATCTCGCTCAGTACGACAATCGTGTGATAAAGAAGATTGATCCCTTCGCAGCGGCCGACGAATACGCCGATTACCTCAGCGTGGCTCCGTCGGTGGTGGTGCCGACCGAGCAGGCGATGCAGGCTGTGGAGGCAGAGAATCAGGCGATGCAGCAGCAGGCTCAGCAAGCCCAGATGGCTCAGGGCGTGGACTCCCTCGCCAAACTGGGCAAGGTGCCGGCGGATGGTTCGACGATGGCCGGAAAAGTGGTGCAAGGCATGATGGCGGCGCAACAGTAATGAATCTCTCCTGAGAACCGTGGGCGGTCTTATGTCGCCGCCTTTTCCCCCTGCGCGTATGCGCCCTGACCTGTCTTAGGGTGCGGACAATCAGGGGGATTTTTTATGGCAACAACTCCGACAACTTCAGGAAGCACCGGTCTCACGCCGGCTCAGGCAGAGTACGGGATGTTATGGATGCAGGCCGCGGCGGGCCTTGTGAGCGCTTTTGGCGGCATGAGCGTTACCCGGCATCAGAACTCTATCGCGAAGGCTCAGGCCAATATTGCCCGGATCAATGCGCAGTCCATGGAACTGCAGGCGCAGGCTGTCTTGCGGGCTAATGAGTCCGCGACAGTGCGAAAAACGATGGAAGCCGGGCAGGTGAAGTCGGCTCAGCGGGCGGCCTTGGCGGCGAACGGTGTGGCAGTAGGCGAAGGTTCGGCAGCGGAAGTGCAGGCTTCGACTGATATTGTCAAGGAAATGGACAAGAATCAAATGAAGGAGAATGCCGTCCGGAACGCCTGGGGCTACCGGATGCAGGCGGCGAACTACGAGGGGCAGGCGCTGATGGCGGAAGCCTCAAAGCAGAGCGTTGGTCTGAACTTCGCTACGTCCATTCTCAATACGGCGTCTCAGGTCGGCAGCAATTACATGCTCATGTCCGCCAACGGCTTCAAGGATGCCGGCAATGGGACGCAGACTGCTCAGCCGGGCGACTCCCTCACGCTCAAAAAGATGCCGACTATCGAAGTGGGTGGCGCAAAGATTCCGATGCTGGGTAGCACTCAGGCTGCGCCGACGTTCCAGTACGGCGTCTTTAACGGCGTCAAACTCTATTAGGAGAAGGCACGATGCCGATGGTTCCGATGTATCAGGGCGGCGTGCCGTCCGTTGTGGATTCCGGACAGACAGGGCGGCAGGTGTCCCAACTTCCGAATCAGACGATTAACTACGCGAAGTTGATGCAGGATGCTCAGCAACCCTTGCAGGACTTCGCTAACAATGCTGGCAAGGCACTTCAGACGATTGCCGCACGGAATATCAAGGCTGAAAGCGATGAAGCCGAAATGAAGTACATGGAAGCGGTGCAAAGTCGCCTCTATGATCCGGAAGACGGCTACTTCAATCAGAAGGGGAAGAATGCCGTAGACGCCTACGACGGCGCGATGCAGGGGCTCAAGAAGGATGCCGACGACATTCTCGGCAGTTTGTCACCTTGGGCTCGTGAGGCGGTGCAGTCCCGCATTCAGGATCGTCTCCGGTCGGCTCAGGGGCAGTCCATGCAGTGGATGAGCCGTCAGCGGGACGCCTGGCACATCGGAACGTCTAAAGCCCGTATTGATTTGCTTGTGGAAAGCATCGGGCAGAACTACGGCAACAAAGACTACTGCGGCGCGTCCTATCAAAGCCTTGACGATGAAATCACGGCCCTTGCCAAAATGCAGGGTCTTGGTGAGGAACAGACGAAAGCCTTGCGCGAAGGTTACTGGGATATGGCTCAGGCTCAGCGCTATAACACGTGGGGGCAGGATGACGCTGTGGCGGCCTTGACGGACTTTCAGAACAACCGTGGTTCCATCGGCAATGACGTGGCGGCCAAGATCGGGGCTCAGCTGTGGCAACAGGCCAAACAACCGCTCGCGATGATGCTCGCCGGTTCCGTCGGCGAGACGATGCTGAACAAGAAAGACTTCATCAAAGAGTCCTTGAAGCCCGGGCATCGTACCGGCATCCCGGCGATTGACGGGCTTAATCAGGCGCAGAAGGTGGAGCTTTTCTCGGCCGCCTATTCCTATGCGGCACAGAACCGGGCGGCGGCTCAGGCGGATTTGCGGACGGCGGTGCAGAACTCAGTGAAGACGGCGGCAGATCATGGCTATGACGAGAACGAATTGTCCGAACAGGATTTTGTCGGGGCGTTTGGAGAGAAAGCAGGCAAAGAACGCTACGACGATTACAAGGCGGCCTTTGATACGAATACAGCGGTCTATGCCTATCAGTTCATGGACAATGAGCAGATTCAGCATGACCTTGCGAATGCGAAACCCGTTCCGGGTTCTCCGTCCTATGCCGATGACCGAAAGCTGTATGACGCTCGTGTGAAGGCGGCTCAGAAAATTGTGAAACTCCGGGCTGCGGATCAGGTGGGCGCTGCCATTGCCACAAAACAATTTGGCTATGAACCGTTGAATTTTGAAGTCCCGGACAAGATGATGGCTCAGCTTGGCGAACGCGTGGCTCAGGCTGAGAGCGTCGCAAGAGATTGGGGTGGGGCGCCTCGCATTCTCTCTAAAGATGAGTCGGCGCGGCTGGTGACGGCGCTCAATGCAGCGGACGTGGACGGCAAGGTGGCGCTTCTGTCTCAGATTGCAAACGCTGTGGGGCCGAACGGTATCCGAATGGTGTCGGATCAGCTGAAGGCGAGTGACAAAAAGTACGCCGTGGCGATGGCCGGATTTGACATAACGCCGGGTGACGGCGGCATTACTTCCGGAGAAATGTACCTTCGAGGGCTGCAGCTCATCGCCGAAAAGCAGGTCAAAGATGATCCGGCAGTGGAAACCGGCAATGTGGCACGGCTTTACGCAACTATCAATCCGGACAATGATGGGACGCAGGGGCTGTTTAAGTCGGATGCGGCCCGGGCCGATACGGTGGAATTGGCACGCGGCATCTTGGCCTATCAGCAATGGGCGGGCTCCGGAAGCATTGAAGACGCCATAGCAGCGGCCGTCGGGGGCGATGTTGAAAAGTACAACGGCAAGAAAACAGTGATGCCGAAGGGAATTGACGCGTCGGCCATTTTCTCGGAAGACTTGGAGAATCTCGTAGAAACCCAGGCGCAAAAAGTCAAAAAGGCCCGTGGCACGTTTTACGTCAGCGGACTGGCGATGACCGGCGCAGAGTTGGCCGCCAAGATGCCGAAACTCGCCCTGCAGACTGAGAAGGTGAACTCAGACGGCAGTGTGACCTACAGCCTGATGCTTAATGGGGAATCGGTGTTTGGTGACGACGGCTCCCTCTATACGTTCGATTTGGTGAAGACGAAGGAATGACAATGCTGTTTTCGGAAATCTATAGCCCGTCCTCTCAGCAACCGCAGATGAGCGAAGAACAGATGCGGCAGGCGAGAATCAACCGCTGGGGCACGGATGCCGTTGGCTCTCGTGATGCGTTCTCGGAGGATTATTCGGATAAGTTCAATACCGTTTTGTCGCCTGATGAGGAAGAAAAATATCAGGCATGGGCGACAGAGAATCACCGCGAAAAGGACGTTTACGACTACGACTTGCGCGGCGCCTGGAAAGAGATGCAGTCCGGCAGGATGCCTGAGGATGAGCGCGGCCACTTGGGCGACAAATACAAAAAGCCGAATCATCCGACTTTCTCGGATCAGTCGATTTACAGCGGTCAGGACGGTGTGACGGGTGGCGTATGGTCTCGGAATGCTGAGGGTAAGGACGTTTATACGCCGGGGCGGAAGCTATCGTCGGTTGAGGCAGATCGGCTGCGCCGTTACTTCCTGCGCAATGAGCCCGGCGTCGTGCTCGATCTGAAGGACAAGATGTTTGAGGAACGTCCGCTTCCAGGCGTCAATATGCCTCTCGGCGTCTTCTCAGGGCTTGGCGATACGTGGAAGGGCATTCCCGCTGCGGTGCTGCAGACGGCGAGTTCCGCTATCACGGCTTTTAAGAACACCGGGGCCGATGTTCTCTCCCGTATGGGCAGGGACGAAACCCGCGCCTGGTGGGAGGGGCAAAAGGCGGTCATGGATCAGGCCGCCCGGGATATTCGCGATTACAACAAGGTTCACTTTGAGGTCGATCCCGAAACGATGGGTACGGCTTCTCAGATTGTCTACGGGCTTTTCAAGACGCTTCCGAAGGCAATTGGTTACGGTTTGGCGGGCGGCGTCGCCGGCGGCGCACTGGCTTTCGGTGCTGACGTGGGCATCGATGAGACGAATCGCCTGATGGATGATGGCGTAGACCGCGACACGGCTATCAATGCCGGCCTGGTGTCGTTCGGGATGAACGCAATAGGTATGCGGCTTCCGGCGGTTCTCGGTGCAAGTCGCGGTATGTCCATGGCGTACGGCGCTGCGGCGAATGCCGGGACGAATGTGGCCGAAGTCGAGGGGATCAAATTCATCCTCGAACATCAGGATTACAACCAACTGGCTCAGCAGTACGACTTGAACGGCGTGGACTTGGCGGTAAGCGCGGTTATGGGTGCGGCCTTCGGCGGGGCGTTTTGGCGCAGTCCTGAACAGATTCGAACGCAGAAGTATCAGGACGCGGCCCGTCTTGTCTACGAGGATCAGCGGACGGCTCTTTTCAACAAAGGACAGAGTCAGTTCAACTTCCAGCAGGCGGGCGTACAGGCGGCGATTAACTCCCGCGCCGTGGTGGCCCTTGCGAAGAATCTAGGGATTGAACCGGACAAGGTTCGGGACTTCTCGGCAAAGATCGTGTGGTCGGAGGATGGAAAGTCTGCGGAGGTACCGAAAGAAGCCTTCAATATGCCGGTGACCCAGGGGCAGAACTGGCAATACGGGGATCGTGCAGCGAAGAACCCAGATTACAGGGTAAGGGTAACGCGCATAGAGAGCGACGGTTCTGCGGTTCCGGATAACAAGGGGCTGGCTCAACTTATCAAGCCGTATCGCGGTGATAACGCAGTTCCGTTGGATAATGAAGTTACCGGGTGGCGTTTCACTATTGGCGCCGATGATTCTGATGAGATCGTTCACGGTATTTCCCGTTTAAAGCGCGGTACCGAAAGCCGGGCGGCTAACGCAGTAGTTTTGAAAAATCTCCCTGAAGTGGTGAAGCACGCTTTCCCTGCGGAAAGTTACCGAGACATAAAAGCGTCTCAGGGGGTTAAATCCGCGGACAAAACCCTGCGCGGAATGCACCGGTTCTACTCTCCGGTGGTTATCGACGGAAAAGAGTTTCTTGTCAAAATCACTGTAAAAGATCGGATTTCGGACGGCGGGAAAGGAAGCAAAGATCGACTGGCGGCTTATCAAATTACCGGGATAGAAACAGAAAAAGCTCAACCGATTGTTGAGCCCTCTGTCCGCGGAGGCGATGCTTCGGCGGGGGGAAGCCCTTCAGAGGTTTTGCGCTCCGACGATTCATCCCCAAATGATCCTATTGCATCGCGTTATACCGAGGATGAAGTCACTGTACGCGATATGTTGACAGGTGTCAAGCGGGATGGGGATGTTGTTTACAAAAAGGAAACAGGTGCGGACGGCAAAGAATCCTGGGTGAAGGACGAGGATAAGCGCTCTCGTTTCTTTGTGGATGAACCGAACGAGTGGGCTTATGCCGAAGATGGTGGCTATTGGCGTGACCCAACAGACACCACGTCTGATATGGAGTTCTATCAGACGACAGGAGCATTCTCTTACGATGCTTCGAGCCAACCGACTGATCGGCTCGTTGCGGTGCACCATATCGATGCCGACAATTTGCTGAAGGCTAATGCACTCGGCGGGCTGGCCGTTCCGTCCATAGGCATTACGAAGGTGAATTCCGGTTATTCCGGTTTTGGCGACATTACCCTGATCGGGACAAAGGGGCTTATTGATCCGGCGACGGGGACGCCGGTTTATAGCGCGGACGCCTATACGAATACGTTCCCCGCGTTTGAGTGGGGTAAGTCCGTTGACAAGAAGAAGGCCGAGGCTCTACGGCAGGACTATCGGAAGACTGAGCGGTTTTTCCGCGGCGGCATGGACAATACCATGAGGTCGCTCATTGATAGCCCAGACCGTGACGACTTTATGTGGCGGTTCCGTACCTCGGTTGTCTCGCAGAAGATGTTCCTTGATGAGAAGGGCATCAAGGTTGAGCCTGTTTATCAGCAGCCCTACGCCGGGACGCCTCTTGAACATCTGTTGCTTCCGTTGTTCGAAAAGATTGATGCCGACCAATCGCTCGATGTGTCAGGTTCGATGCAGGATTACAACGAAGCGTACGTGCAGGCGGTTGATGCGCTTGGTGATAAGGCGACTCGCGTTCAGAAGCGGAATGCCGACAAGATTCGCAACGGCGGTCGTTTGGCGGATGCCTATCTTTATGCCCTGATCAATAATGTTGAGAAGATTGGTAAAACGCCGACGGAGCCGCAGATTGATTCCTACGCGACGGAAAATCGAATTCGCGAGGTCTTCGAGAATAACTCGGAAGGCTTTGATGCTTGGGTTGCTAAAAAGACGGAAGGCCTTTTTGGTGAGCCGAAAATCAAGGTCGGCGGCAAACTGGTTCCGGTGACGCTGCAGAACGTTGTCAAGGCTATGACGAAGCGCGTGGCAAAAAACACGCAAGACACGATGACGTTTGGTCCGGGCAAGGTGCGTGCGGCGGCTTCGAAGAAGTTCTCGTCAGTAGAAAGCATTCAGGCCAATCGCCAAAGGGTGGTTGATTCGGCGATGGCTAATGAGGCTAACAAGAGCATTGATGTCGCAATGAGTGACTTCAGGAGCCGGGCGGCAGACTTCTACGGCTACAAGGATGCCTTTGCGGCGATGGACGATGCGATGCGGGCATTGGCCGATTCTGCGAAGGGGAAGCCGACGACCGAGAAGGTCCGCGCTGCGCTCGTCAAAAACGGTTTCAAGGAGCCGAAGGGAGGGTTCCCGTCAGAACTGTTGGACTCCGGTGTGAAAATTCTCACGGACGTGCAAAAGGGGCTTATGGACTATTTTGAGGCAAAGCCTCAGCGTGCAGTAGGCTTGAGCGAGTTCGCAGGCGCGGTGGTGCCTGAGGGGGCTTCACCGGAAGTGCTGAAGGTTCTGGAGGATGCCGGCGTTGAGGTGCGCACATACGCGAAAGATACTGTCCTCCCTGGTGGCGAACGGACAAACAATCGCTTGCAGGCTGAAAAGGAGTTGTCGCAGAAACTACAGCAGGATCGCGGGGACGTGCTGTTTCAGCATGGCAGGGGTGAAAGCGAAATCCGCGGTTCCTTCAACCCGCAGACGAACACCATCAAACTTACGCCGAATGCGAATCTTTCCACGTTCTCACACGAACATTCGCACTGGTACCTGACGAACCTCTTTGCGCACGCGTCCGACGAAAACATTTCCCCGGAAGCCCGGGCCGACATTGACGCTTTGCTGAAGGCGTTCGGTCTCAAGTCCGTTGAGGAATACAACGCCCTGCCTTTCGAGAAGATAGTCAAGCTGCAGGAGCAGTACGCGGCTTGGACGGAACGCTATCTCGCTGAAGGTGAGGTGCCGGCAGTGTATCTGAAAGGGATGTTCCGCAACTTTGCCCGGTGGCTGATGGATATGTACCGTGACCTCGTGGGCGAAGGTGCCGGCGACGATGCGACCAAGAAGGAAATCGGCGAACGCTACAAGGCGCAGTTCGGCGAAGAACTTCCGGAACTTTCTCAGGAAGTCCGTCGGGTGCTTGATCGAATGTACGACGCAGAAAACAAAATGGCGTCCTTCCGGTCGAATTCCAAGCAGGTGACGGCGGCTCGTGTCATTCAGGCTCAGCGTACGAATAATCAAAAGGTTACGGCTCCCCTGCAGAATGGTTCGGCTCCTGACCACTTCATGGCGGCGATTCGCGCTCAGCAGCAGGCGGCTCAGGCGATGAACTCCGGCGAACAGGTGGATGTTTCTCAGACGATGAAAAACGTCCCGGTGAACGATGCAACGGTTCGGCAGGAACAGAATGCTTTCGCGAAGTCCTTCCAGATGGGGGACGCTGGGACGATAGTGGTGCTTCAGAACCGTGACCGCACGGGTGCTGTGTCCGTCGGACAGATGAACGCTATTGCCACGGCCCCGGACTACACGCGGCTTTCCGTTTCCCGCACGACGGATTCCGGTGCGCCGATTGTTTCCTTTGGGGCGCTGCCTGATTCGCAGTATTTGGGGAATACGGAAACCGTGGCCGACGGCAGCCACAAAATCCCGATGACCTACGCCGTGGTCGAGGCGGATTCGGTGCTCCGCTCCAACAACTTCGACGGGACGCCTGTTCCGGAATACGGTACTGATCCTTCCCGGATGCACGCGATAGCGGGTAACGGGCGCATGGCCGGGCTCTCTGAAGCCTACAACCGTGGGACGGCTGAGCAATACCGACAGGACTTGATGGCTGATGCGCAGTCCGTGGGGATCAGTCCGGAAGTAGTGGCAGGGATGCAGCACCCGGTACTCGTGCGCATTATGACGCCGGAAGCCGTGACGACAGGTTTTATCGAGCGCTCGAATTCTTCGAACGTCTTGGAAAAGTCGGCTCTCGAAACGGCGGTGCAGGATTCGCCGCGGATCCGTAACAATGTTTGGAAGTATCAGTTCGATGAGGACGGCGCGCCGACTCCGGAGACGGCGCGGCAGTTCACGATTGACATTGGTGAACCGAATTCCCTCGGGAAGCTACTTACGGCAGACGGGCGACCGACAGAGACTGCGACGAATCGGCTCCGTGCGGCCGTCTTCTATGAAGCCTACCGTGACCGGACATTGACTGCCCTGGTGGCGGACGATACCGATAAGCAGGGGATCAAGCGCATTTTGAACGCGATGGCGGCTTTCTCGCCTCACGTTATCAACATCCGGGAAGCCTCAAACGGCGCGGTTGACCTGGGCCCGATTTTGGTGGACGTGGTGAACCGCATCCGTAACGCGAAGATCGAAGGGATGCCGCTTGAAAGCATTGTCGGTCAGGGTGACGTGTTCGGCGATAACCCGGCGGTGCAGCAACTTTTAGTCTTCATTGCCGAGAATCAGAACTCGGCCGCGGCCATTGCTCGGGTGCTTGAACCTTTCGCGGCTGCGGTGGAAAACCGGCTGAAGTCGTCCGGCAACGGCCCTCAGGGCGGTTTGTTTGGTGAGGCAGAAAACGTCTCGACAGACCTCGCCGACGTGATGGGCATCTTCCGCGATACGCAAAACCGCCTGATTTCTGAGGCGAATGCAGCGATGCGTGAAAGCGGTGCTGCCGAAGGGTTCCGAGAGGCGTTGCCGGCGGTTGACGTTGAAACTATGCGGAATACGTTGCAGGCGGTGGCGGAAGCTCAGCGGCCGGCGGAGAAGGTGGTCGAATCGGTCGTTGAAACAGTGGCGGAGAAGCCTGTCCCGGAAGCTATTGCGCAGGCGGCAGATGAGACTCAGCAGCAGGCTCATCAGGCACATGAGCAGTCGGTTTTCTCCGAAAACTCAGACCGGGTGCAGGTGGAAAGCCTGTCGGAAATCAATCCGGATATGGTTTACGAATGGCAGGACGACGATGGCAACACCATTCAGATGACGGCTCGGGACGTGCTCGAAACGGACGCGGCCATTGACGCGGAAGCCAATAAGGATATGGCCGCCATGGGTACGGCCGCGATGTGTATCTACAGAAACAACGGGATAACGGAATGAAACAGGAGTGCTTAAATCTCATCGGCGAAACGCTGGGGCGCACGATTAAAAGCGACGATGGCGACAAGATCATCGCGGCTATCAAGGCCCGAATGAGCGCCCTTGCTCGCGGTGAAGAATACAAAGACAAATGGTCCCGGATGACACTGCAGGATCGAATCATTGCGGCTGCCGGCGATATTGCCAAAGACATTCAGGCAGAGGCGGAATCCAAGAAAGCCGCTCGATACAGGCAGGTTATCGCGCAAAACCGCATTGTCCGTGAGCTTGATCGTCTCTCGCGGGAAGAAGACATTCACGCCTTCACTGGGGTGGCCCGGATCATGCTTGGGGTCGAACGATCCGCGAAAGGCATTCAGAACGAGTACCTGTCTTCGATGTTGGATACTCTGAACGGCATTGGATCGAAGTGGATGGGCTTTGTGGAAAACGAGGCCGACGTGCGGGATTTTGTTCGGCAGGTCTTTGGCGAAGATACCGGGAACGCTCGGGCGAAGGCTGCGGCCGACGCTTGGCTTAAAACCGCAGAGGATATGCGTCAGCGTGCCGTGCGTGCCGGCGCAGAAATCGGCAGACTGGATTACGGCTACATTCCTCAGTCGCATGATTGGTGGAAAGTCCGTCGGATGGGGCGGGACGCGTGGGTGGACTTCATCATGCCGCTGATGGATCGCACGCGCTTCATTGGCGATGACGGAGAGCTCATGGATGATGCCGGCTTGCGCGAATTGTTGGGCGGCGCTTGGGACAACATCGTCACGTCTGGCAATGTGGAAGCCAACCTCTTTGATATTGCCCAAAAGGTGCCGGAACACAATGTCTCTCGATACAAGAAGTATCAGCATCGCGTTCTGCATTTCAAGGATGCTGAGTCCTTCTTGGCATACGAGTCCCGGTTTGGCCGCGGAAGCCTTACGAGTACTCTCGTCGGTCACGTTTCCAAAATGAGCCACGATATAGCCATTATGGAAGCCATGGGACCGCGGGCTGAGGCGACGTTTAAATTCATAAAAAACATTGCGGAGTCTGAAGCGCAGAACGCCCGAATGTCCGAAGAATCACGGTGGAGGCTCCTCACAAAGTATTCCGGATGGCAGGGACTGACGGACGCGAGTATCGATGATATGTGGGCCGTTCTTTCCGGGAAGACGAGTAATGCCGCCGTCAACAGAGAAGGCGTGGCGGACTTTATGTCAGGCTGGCGAAACCTCGAAGTGGCCGGTAAGCTGGGGAAGGCGTTTATTTCCTCGTTCTCGGATATTCCGTCCTACTTTGTAGCGACAGGATTCAACCGCCTAGATTTCGGACAGGGGCTGCGTTTTCTGTTTCAGGCCTATGGTGCCGATTGGCGCGACTATGCGAATCGTGCCGGCTTGATCTCGGACAGTATTTCGTCCGACTTCAACCGATGGGCCAATGACAACATCGGGCAGGGGTGGACTTCCAAGATGGCGAATGCCACGATGAAGGCTTCATTCCTGACGGCCTTCACGGACGCGACGCGCCGGGCGTTTGGCCTCAATATGATGGCCTCTCTCGGTAAGCTCATTGAGAAGGACTGGGCGGCGCTGGATGACTATGATCGGGCGCGGCTGCAGAATGCGGGCATCACGGAACGGGACTGGCAGCTGTTCCAAGCGGCCGGAACGGAAGAGCACCGGGGGATTAAATTTCTCACCCTCAATCAGCTAAAGGCGCTTAATCCTAATCCGGACGCTGGTATCACTCGGACTGAATTGGATGCACTACCGGCAAAGCTACTCGGCTTTATCGTTTCTGAAGGCGAAATGGCGTCCCTGGGGCCGGACTTGGTGACGCGGGCCGAATCTACGCGTGGGACTCAGCGTGGGACGATGAAGGGCGAATTCGTCAGGGCGCTATATCTTTTCAAATCCTTTCCGATTGCCATGATGGAACGCCATTGGCGGCGCGCTCAGTTCTTGAACCGTCATGGGAGTTTTGTGGATCAACTGGGGTATGCAGCGGGGATGGTGGTGGCGACGACGGTATTCGGAACGCTGTCGTTGCAGGTGCAAAACCTTCTGAACGGCAAAGACGCTCAGGATATGACTTCCGGAAAATTCTGGCTTGAGGCGATGGCAAAGGGCGGCGGCCTCGGCTTTATCGGTGACTGGCTCGCCAATGGCTTGTCTGAAGACGCACGCTATGGGGCTATGTCGGGCCTCGCCAACTTCGCCGGCCCGCAAATTGGGACTGTTGTTGAGGCGTCAGACGTTATAACGGCCGCGCTCGGCAGTGCCATTTATGACCGAGAGACAAAACCTGGGGTGAAAGCTGCTCGTCTTGTCCGCTCGCACCTTCCGTTCCTCAATATGTGGTACACGTCAACAGCGATTGACCGCGCCTTTATGAACGAGTTCAATGAGTGGATGTCGCCGGGATACCTGTCGCGGATGGAAAAGAAGCTGCGCCGTGGGACTGGACAGGACTACTGGTTGCCGCTTGACAATCTCACGCCGACGCGCGCGCCGAGAATGGCGGATCAACCGAGAAAATAAACTAAGCCCCCGGCGTGAGGGGGCTTTTTAATTCGGGCGAAATCTACAGAATTAGACGATTTCCAACTGCGTCGTAATACTGACAATCTTCATCGGCAAGGGCTGGTTTTGCCGGATACAGATTTGCCCGCCGTCGCCCCAACGGGGATTGACCTGCGTCGTCACTTCGCCCGTGATGGGTGTCGGTGGCGTGCCGGCAAGTTCCGTGCCGCGTGCGGGGTAGTCTGTAAGTTTATCGAACGTCGGGCCCGTCTGCAGCCCTGACGTGTTGACAAGACGTACGGAAACCTTCTGAACGTTCTTCATGTGGCCTGAGCCGAAAGAACCGTCCTGCAGCGCCAAGGCAATCGGCAAAGTTTGAAGGTCGGCGGTGTACGGCAGTCCGATATGCACCAACGACGCCGGCTCCTGCAACTTGATTTTTCCGTCTTTCACCACTTGATTCGGTTCTACTGAACCGTCGGCCAAGATGGAAACGGTGGCGCCTTCGAGCCACGTTAGTCCGGAAATCTCGTCTTTGGCATCGCCGCGATAGGTTCCGCAACAATCCAGGTGGACGCTTTCTTCAAGCGTGGTGTATTTGCGTTCGTGCATCCGTTCGATAAAGCGGCGGGTGTTGCCATTGATCGTACGGCGCACGACGACGTAAAGCACGTCTTCTTCGCCTTCCGGAACGACGGTGCACGATTCGAAGACGCCGTCCGTGGTAAGGGACGAGAATGCGCCGACGGATTGTTCCGGAACGTAGGTGAACGCAATCAGGTTGCCGGCAGAGCTGACACACCAAATGATCGGCCACGGTGCTTTTGAGTAAGAAAGGTCGATAGGTCCCAGGTTGTCGAAAAGGTGGTTTGCCCGGAGACAAACGTCATTTGTGACGAAACCGCCGGCTTCGTACGAGTAGCCGCATTCCCGAAGGTGTCCGCCGCGGGCGCTCGCGTAGACGCAGGCGTTGTTGATTACCAACGGTTGCACAGAATTGGCGCCGACATACGACTGCGGCCGCACGGACATTGACGTTGGCGTAATGGCGTCAGAGTTTAACGGGCTGACTCGCCATTCAGCTGCGCCCGTGAAAAGCATCAGTTGTGACAATGGGACAAAGTGCTGAATGCGGTTAGCCTCGCGGGCGGCGACGCGGATAGCGATGCGGTCGTCATCCTGCGACGGCAGGCTGTAGCTCATATCAGACTCGGTACCGGACTTGGTGGCCCAGATGTTGTTAGGGCGGTTGTAAGTGCCGCCGAACCAACGCCGCTGTTCGAAGTATGTTACTGCGCTCGGGTAGTCACCAGATTTGCCGACAGTGGCGGTGGCTGTTGCACCTGATCCGCCGGATTTACTGCCGTCAATGTGAACGACAGGATTGGTGTATCCTGAACCCGGTTTCTTGATTACGATGCTGACTATGACACCGTTCTGGACGACGGCCTCAAGTTCAGCCCCTGAACCGGTTGCGTCGGTGACGTAGACGTTAGGGGCGGAGGCCGGTTCCAAGACGACGGGAAAATAGTAATCGCACCTTGCTCCTTTAGAGCCACACTCCAAACTTGCGTGAAATTGGGCTCCCTCCGTATAGCCTTCCCCGCGAGATGTGAGGGAAACGCCCGTCAGGTAAGCGTCCCACCACATGCCTTGAGTCAGCTTGTTGTTTACGTAAGTTAGGCGCCCTTTCCCTCCGGAGCCGTTGCCTTCGATAGTTCCATCAACGTAAAACACTTGAGAAGATGTTATGGGGGGGTAGGGAATACCTTGCCCGTCGTCATGATGGAAATTTTCCGCGTCCAAGTTTACGGATACGGTGTTTCCGTTTGATCCTACGATTCGTCCTTTTTGCGAAATATATGAAACGCTTCGCAATAAACCATACCCGCTCCCGCCATTGGTGACTTTGACCGATGTGATGCCGCCGGATTGTCCGAAGGGGTCGTCGTAAATAGGCGGGGTGATTGATGCGTCGGGGTCGATTTGTTCGTCCCGAATGCTGAGAGTTTTCGTCTGGCCAATGAAGCACCAAACGCCGCCCTGATTGCGATACACGCGATAAAGTTCTGCGCCGGATACGGCGTTCCAAGATATGGTGTTGTAAGCGCCGGTGCCATACGGATTGCAACGGATGGAAGTAGACGGGCCTGCCGCGGACTCGTTTGAGCCGTCAGCCTTTAGGGCGGTTATGCAGTATTCCCGGGTGTAGTCCTCTTTATTCTGCACGTCGCCATTGATGGACTGCACGACGGTAGGAGCCTCCGGTGAGGGCAGTGCGCCTTTGAAGTTGATTTCCACAAGACGCCAATCAACGACGCTGTAGCGGCGTAGTTCTCTCGGTGCATAGGCCGGATGAACGATGGTGAGAACGTCGGCGGATTGAACATAATGCAACGAGAAAAGATCGTCGGCACTGTATGGCGTAGCGACTTCGTACGGCTGGCCGTTACTGCCCAATAAGGTTTGCCCGTTCGTGTGAAAGCGGATGTACTTTTCTCCGAATTCGAGCACCATGGATTGATCCGTTGAGAATGTGAACGGGATCAGCTTCACTCGTTTGTCGGCGTATTTGGCGTAGTTGACGTAAGCGAACCCCGGTCGGTTCTCTGCCGGACCACGGGGATCGATGAGGAAATTACGGCATTTTGCGAGTCCGGTCTGATACTTCGGGTCGCCGGCGCGTCCGTACATTTCCGGCGACAATTCCCCGCCGTTGCAGGACTGCTGATAGGTGCGGATGCTTGCCATTACCATACCTCCCGCGCACGAAGTTGCGACGCGAGGTAGTGTGCTTCCCGGCGTCGCATGGAAATCTGAGCGTCTTCGGTCTTAGCTTTTGTCAGTGCCGCTTCGTACTGTTTCATGATGTTTACAACTGTCTGAGATGTTGTGTCAGCTCGCTTAACCGGACCGTAAAGGTAACTGGCGAGAAGCAACATCAGTGCGTCAACAAAATACCCGGGGAAGAGGGAGGCATTGTCTACGTAGGCGACGTAGGTCAGCACCGGATCAGTGACATTGCAGAAAAGTACGCGATTGGTGTTGTTTTCAACAAGGCCTAGTTCGAAATGACCGAGTTCGGGGCAAAGGTCGGAATCGATGCCTTCGGACAGATATTCCGCCGATTCGATCTTGAGCGCTCGCATGAATTGGCTCGGCAGGGCGTAGGCGCCTTTGTAGCCGTAGATCGAGGCATCGACATTATTGAGTTTTGTCAGCTGGTTGCGTTTGGTGGCGAAGCTCCACGGGTTTGATTCCAGGATGCGCCGAAGGGCTACAGGGTACCAACGGGCGCAGTGTCCGGCTTGGTCTGAACCGTTCGGTGGGGTGAGGGAAACTACCGTGCCGTCATCGCCAAGAATCGACAGAGCGAGATTACAAATATCAACGGATGTAGCCATTTCAGGCCTCCTAAAGAAAAGGGGGCGGTTTAACCGTCCCCTCAGAGTTTGCCTTTAAAGCAGGTCAATCAACCGTCGGCGCGGGATCGTAACCTTCCGTTTTTGTCGTGCGCGGCAATTCATAACCGTTATCAAGTACGGCACGCTGCAGCGTTCCCGTCACGGTGCCGGTAACGGTCGTGATAAGTTTCAGGTAGCGACGATGCTTCAACGGCATCGGAATTGCCTGATTGGCCGGAATCTTCGATCCCGCCTGCGTGAAGCTCAGCAAGTCGGCGAAAGTCGATCCGTCGGCGGAATCCTGCAACTTAAAGGTTACGGTACCTTCACCGCCGACATCTTTAACCTGCAGGATGAGATTGAATCGAGGAGTCAGCGAACCGAGGTTCGGATACTCCTGTTTCAGGTCAATGACTTTGCCCGTCGTAATGGCGGATGCTAAAGCCTTGTCAGAGCAAAACTTCAAAAGTGCATCGGTAATCATTGCGGCCTCCTTAGCCCAGAGACAAAACCGGCATCGTGTTGGTGATAACGTCCGTGCCCAAACGATGGATAGGAATGCCGTCCCAGGTCACAACCTTGCGTCCGGCAACTTCTCCGGTCGTGAGCTGCACGTTTTCCTTGTTGTTGATCTGACGACGAAGAATGCCGGTAACCGCTTCGTTGCAATAGAACGCGCAACGGCCCTTGTACTCGTCCGGAAGCAGGTTCACGGCCTGCGTCATGAGGTCGATCAGATCGGGGCTACCGGAAGTCTTCGAAGACTTACTCCACTTCGTCGTATCGATGTTGGCAATACGAACGACGGTGAGCGGATCGTAGATAGCGACGCCGATGTCCCAACGGAAATCGGTTTCCAGCGCCCAGTAGTGCTTAGGATTGTCCGACGTACCGGCGGTTACTCGTACGGCTTCAGGGTGGACAGTGGTCTGGAAGCCGCCAAGATTCTCTCCGTACTGCGGATAGAACAAATAGTTCGAGGCCAGGTCCCAACCGACGAGAAGAATTTCCGTCTGCTTGTTTTCCGTGGTGCCGCCGGCGTCGATGATTCGATCCTTGAAGACGGGATCGGTCGGCGTCACGATGTTGAAGAGCCCCTTGCAACTATTCGGGTCTTTCGCGGGGTCGCCGTAAAAGAGATTGCGTACCGTAGCGCGGGCGAAGCCGCGGCTAAAGGCCTGATCGCGACGCAAGCGCCAAGAAGCGCGGTCGCTTTCCTTCTGGTCGTTGAACTGATCGCGGTCGATGGTCGAGCTCGAAGAACGGCGGCTGCAGGTGTAACGAACGTTGTTGCCCGTCACAACATCAGAGCCCCAACCTTCGTTGTAGCCGTGAAGATCGCCTTCCGGGTAGCGGGTGACGATCTGCCCCTTGTCCCCCATACCGTCATTGCCTCGAACAATAACGGCCTGGTCGAAGAAGGGCATATAGTCGCGGATGGTGTGCAAAAACACCTTGCGGGCCACATCCTTGTCACCGACAAGGCCTTCGAATTCGGCCAATGACGTCGGTGCAACGTTGCTGACAATATCTGCCATTTCTGTACCTCATTAAAAATTATTAGACTGCGTAAACGTCTTCTGCGGTGATTTGTCGCGGCGCGGGTTTCCCCGTCGGGAAGCCGCCTTCGCCGAAACGCGCACCGACACGGGCAAGGAGCTTCAGCACGCCTGGATGGTTGCCGGCAGGGGAGTTGATGAACTCCGCAATATCCGGGTCGAGATTCCCGTCACTGCCCTTGCCGAACATATCTCGGATGCGGGCAATGTCATTGAGGTGGTCGGCAATTTCCGGATCATTGGACGATTTTTCAGCCCACTGTTTGGAAATTCCCGCAATCTGTTCCATCTGGCGCTGCACCATGATCGGGGCCATTTTGTTGACCACGTCTTGGGCTTTGTCCTGCGGCAGGTTGAGTTCCTTTGCCACTTCTCCGAATTGCTGCATAACGGCGGCGTCGAGCATGGTGCCTTCAGGCGCCTTGAACTCTTCGTACTTTTCTGGCGCACCTTCAGCGGGCTTGTCGGCCTCGCTGTCTTTCGGCGCCTTTTCACCGTCCTGCTTTTCTTCGGGCTTAGTTTCGGTGGCAGTGTTCAGCAAGGTCTCAGGCATTCCGGTTGCAGGCTTGTCGGTCTGCGGCCGGCTTTCCTGACCTGCGGACTGAGCCGCCGGGTTGGCTGCAGGCTGATCTGCAGCGGGGGCATCGTTTGTATTTTCAGCCACGGTCGTTGTTTCGTCGTTCATGAGATTCCCTCAGCATTTCTTGATAAGAAGTCGGGTCTATGAGATTGAGCAGTGCGAGTCCGACACTGCGGCGTCCTTCGGCGTAAGCCATTGAAAGCGCGTTTGTGTTGAAAGACGGTCGATAAAGCCCGGTCGCATCTAAGATGATCTCCATGGCTTCGCGGCCTTCTTTCGAGTCCATTACGTAGGCGATGGACTTCTTCACGCGGCGCATATAGCGCTCCGTGCTTTCGCGTCGGGTGGTTTCTTCGGCCTTGATGTCAGCCGGATTGAAGGGGTCTCTGCTCATCATGAACGGCATCTTCAAGCCGTCCGATGTGTGTACGCGCACAAAAGCTCGTGCGCGTAAGCCGGGGATCGTCGTTGATACTGCAGGATACAAAAGAGTTGAGGGATTTCGATGCAGGACTACCACGAATACTTCCGATACCTCTTTTCCTTTGCGGTGGGTGCCATGGCTCAGTGTCTGATGTATTTGAACTCGTTGGATAAAGCGAAACCGTTCCTTTGGTGGGAATTCTTTGGGGCGGTAGCTCTGTCGGGGTTTATCGGTTTTCTGATCTGTATGGCTGCGCACTCTTACGGTTTGCCGGATGAGGCCGCAGGGGCTCTTGCTGGGTTGGGCGGCATGATGGGGAAAGACGGCGTGAGCATTTTGAAAAGTTTTTTAGAAAGAGGCGGCCGATGAAATACGGTTTCTTTGACGAAAAGGAGTTGCAGAGTCCGAATGACCCGTACAAGTCTCCTTTTCCGCACGTTGTACGTGATGAGCTTTTGAACCTTTTGAACCGCATCCGGCGCGAGTGGGGGAAGCCGGTTCTTGTGAACTCCGGCTATCGGAGTCCGGAATACAACGCGACGATTCCTGGGGCAGTGCCTAATTCTTATCACACGAAAGGCATGGCGGCGGACATTCGACCGGATGATCCGCGGTTAATTCCCGAGTTTCAGGACTTGTGCCTGGAACTCAATAAAGACGGCGGCGTTGGACTTTACGACGCGTTCGTACATGTTGACGTGCGTGGGCGTCACGCTTTTTGGGACAACAGGAGTCGCAAATGATGGAGCTCAAAGACACTGCCGCGCTGATGTGTAGCGATGACTACAAAGATCGCTTCAAGGCGGAGTACCTGCAACTGAAGATTCGCCGAGACAAACTCGATGCAATGCTTGTTGAATGGGACACTGGGAAATTAGGCTTTACGCCGACTTGTTCCCGTGGCCTTTATACGTTCCAGCTCTACACGATGGACAGCTATCTCGACATATTACGACATCGCGCGAAACTCGAAGGGGTTGAGTTGTGAAAGATTACGTCTACATGGTGGCGGTCGTCCTGGCTTTCGGGACGGGGGGCTGGCTGACTTCTGCCCACTACGACAGAGAAATCGCACTCATGGAGGCAGCGCAGTCTGATGCGCTACGTGCGGCGGAGAGAAAGAATGCTGAAGGACTTTCGAAAGCAACG